CGATTTCCACTTCGATGTCCTGCAGCAGCGCGTTGCCGGTGTTGACCGCCGCCACTGCCGTCACGGCCAGGTCGAGCATGTCCATGCACTTCTGCACGCCGCGGTACTCCAGCGCGCGCGTTTCGGCGTCCAGGCGGAAGGTGTCGTCGTGCAGGCAGCACACCATTTCGATCTGGGTCGTTTTTTCGCGCACCCCCCGACCGTACCGGCAGGCGGTCGGGCGCAGCATCACGTAGGGGCAGTCGTCCTCGCCGGGCGGGTTGCGGGCGTCGATGTTGACGTACACCCGGCAGCACCGGCCATAGTGCGCATTGGACCAGTTTTGCAGCGTCGCCGACTGCGTAAGCGCGTCTTTATAGTTTTCGATCAGGGTTTTGAGGCTCTGGGTCATCGGGTTACCGCGCCCATATCGGATTCTCGTCGCGGAACAGCTCCAGCCGGTGGCTGTAGCCGTCCCCGGATAGCGCCCGCATGACGCGCCAGGACGCGCCCGCCACGACCACCAGGTCGCGGTAGGCCGGCGCGGCCACGGCGGCCGCCGACACGATCAGCTCGGCCGACTCGCGCCGGCCGCCCTCGACTTCTTCGGTCTTGATTTGAAACGAGGCCGACACGATGGTCCCGTTGTAGGTCACGGACTGCACCCACGGTAGCTCAGTACTGAGCAACAGGCTTCGGTCGGCCTCGTATTGGCTGCGCAGCGTCACGCGGCTCCTTACGTGGTGATGGTGTCGTAGAACAGGCAGCCGGCGTCCGCGCAGGTGACCTTGAAATCCAGGTACTCGGAGGCCTCCACGATCCAGGACTTCATGGCCTCCTCCCACCAGTAGCGCACGCTCCTGTAGACGTCCGACTCGGCGATGGCGCTCTCCAGCCCGGCGTCGCCCTTCCAGCTGAAGCAATAGGCGGCGGAGGGCTCGTCGATGGCGACGGCCGCGGGGACGTAATACAGGAACGCCGCCCCCTTGGTGGCGTTGACCTCCCACAGGTCGACCGCGTTGAAGTCGGTCCCGGCCACCACCTGCTCGGCGTCGGAATAGATCCCGCCGGCGATCATGACCTCGTCTAATTCCAACAGCTGCGCGATGGTCTGCGTGCTCACGTCGGCCGGGCGGCCGGAGGTGCCGGTGTACTTGATGCGGTCGATGATGTCGTCGCACATCTTGAGCTCTTTGAACGTCTTGGCCTCGATCAGCATCTTGTTGGGATAGACGCCGAGCAGTTTGCGCATGGTCTCCTTGTAGGACAGCACGTCCTCGATGAAGGTGTTGCTGGTGCCCGTGCTGGCGGCCCAGCCGCCCTCGACGTCGTTGGAGCTCGTCCAGTTGCCCGAGGTCATACAGGCGGCGGAGACTATCACTTCCTTAGCCAGCAGGATCTTGCGCATGGCGTACTTGACGGCCGTGGCGAACGGGGTCAGCACCTGGTCGGCGTTGTTGACCAGCTCGATCGGCACCGGCTGCCCGAAGGCGTACTCCTTGCAGGAGTAGGTGTCGCTGGAGAGCGGGTATCCGCCGCGCGCGCCGATCGCTCCGGGGCCGCGCATGCGCGCCTCGTTGCGGAACCAGGCGCCCTTGAGGAATTTGTAGAAGTAATCGGACTGCTTTTTGACCGTCACGTAGGGCGCGACCCGGTCGGCCACGAACAGCTGCGGCCGGTAGCCGATGGCGACGTTGGTGAGGGCGGCGTCCTTGTGGGCTGATTTGGGAGTGGGTTCCATCGTTTATGATCTCCTTGTGTCTTGGCGTTGCAAGTGATGTTTCGGGTTAAGAGCTCGGGCTCGCCGACGAGCTCGGGCTGATGGATGCGCTGGCGCTGCGCGAAGCCGATGACGACGGGCTGGGGCTCGCGCTCGGGCTGTGCGAGGCGATCAGCGGGATCTGCGTGTTGCACAGCAGCACCCCCGCCACGTCGTCCTCGGCGCCGGCCGCCTGGATGACGATGGCGCGCACGAAGTCCTCGGTGTCGACCGCTTTGCTGCCCTTGCCGTTGTCCGTCACGCCGACGTACTCGGTTTCGATTTTGTCGCCGACGGCGACCGCCTGGTTGACGACGAGCTTGCTCGTGCCGGTGACCCGCACCACGGCCGCCTCGCCGGAGGCCGGGGCGTTCTGGAGTATGCCGATCGGCCACTCGGACCCGGAGTCCAGCAGCGTCACCTGGGTGTCGTTCTCCAGGTGCACGAAGCGGAACTGATGCGTTGCGAGCGACTCGCCGGCGATGTAGCTGATGTCCAATCCGCCGAAGTCGATAGCCATATCTTTTCTCCTTTGGCCGGTTGCCCGGTTAAACGCTCAGAATGTGGGTGGTCAAAAGCACCGCCCCGACGTCGTCCTCGGCGCCGGTCGCCTGGATGCAGTAGGCCCGCACGATGTCGAGGTCGGTGTCGGCCGCGCCCCCCTTGCCGTTGTCCGCCGCGCCGACGTACTCGGCCTTGAGCGGCGCCCCGACGGCCACCGCGGCGTTCATGACAAGTTTGCTCGTGCCCTCGATGCGGATCACGGCCGCCTCGCCCGAAGCCGGGGCGTTCTGCAGGATGCCGATGGGAAACTCGGTGCCGGCGTCCAGCAGGGTCGCCGTGGTGTCGGTCTCCTGGTGCACAAAACGGTATTGATAGCTGCTGAGGTCCTCGGCAGCCGTCAGGACGATGTCGCGTCCGCCAAAGTCGATTGCCATTTTATTTTCTCCCGCTTTTTTTTTTGGTTTTAGCTTTAAACCTTAAACCTTAAACCGCCTCAATTCGGTTCGACCGGCGTCCAGGCCTTGGCCAGATCCGGGTTGCTCGCAAACGCGATCTGCTGCGCCTGCTCAAGCCCGATGCCTTTTTCGGCGGCGATCGCGCGCGCCTTGCGCGCCAGCTGCAAATGCGCCGGCTCTGCCGGTGGCGGCACCGGAGGCTCCTCCGCGCCCTGCGGCGGTGTGGCCTGCTGGGCCAGCTCTCTGAGCCCGTCCGCGCGCTTCTGCTTTTCGGCCTGGAAGAACAGCTTAAAGCACTCGCCGGCCGGCGTGCCGTCGGCGATGGCCTTCTTGGCGACCTCGGCGTCTCCGTCCGCGGCCAGGATTTCGGACACGCGGCCGCGCTCCTGGGACACGCCCTGGTCGAAGGACTCTTTCTTGATTTGCGCCAGCAGCTCCGGCGCCTCCTTGGTGAGGTTTTCGAGCGTGAATTCCATATCAAACTCCTCTTTGATTGGTTGCGGGTTGACAATTTCCACCGGGACGTCGTCCGTTCCGGCGGACAATACGATCGCGGCCGTGTCGTCGTCGCGGCCGAGCGATACGAAGCTGACCTCGCCGACCTTGCTTTCCAGCCAGACCTCGGCCGGGCCGGAGAACTCGCGCCCGTTGACCGTGGCCCTCATTTTCTCATCCTTGAGGTTCATGACCTTCTGCGGCCACACGGCGACCGAGGCCTGCCACGGGTAGCCCTCGTCGGCCAGCGCCAGCACCTCGCGCGCGTCGCGCGTGGACTTCGAGAACTCGCCCGCCACATAGAGCGCGCCGTTGTCCTTGTAGCTCTGGCCGTAGCCCACCACGCGGTCGCGGGCGTGCTCGCGCAGCACCGGCATCTTCTCCTTGGTGGCGATCCCGTCCACGTCGATCACCAGCCGCCCGAACCAGGTGTCAAGCTCCTTGCCCGTGTAGGCCGTGATGGCGAACTGCCGGCGCACCTCGGCCTGGTCGGGCTTGGCGGCGTCGATCTCGCCCACGGCGGTCAGCTCGACCGGCAGCGACAGCGTCAAGGCCTGGCGCGTGCCGCGCTCCGCGTTCCACAAGACGTTGCACGCGGCGTAAGCCTGCCTGGAGTCCTGGCCCTCGCCGATCGCAGCCTCGGTGCAGCGCTTGAGGAAGTCCTGTTTGCTTTCGCTTTTATTCGGTTTCGGCATCCTCTTTCTCCTCGTCCGGCTCTTTTTCGGCGGGCGTCTTGCCGGCGGACGCGGCCGGCAGGATGTTAAGCTCGCGCACCTCGATGGCCTGCTGCTCGCGGCGCAGCTGGTCGAGCGTCTCCTCCCAGTCGCGCCCCTGGCCGGCGGCCTCCTCAGCCAGCGTGGATAGGCCGTAGTCGATTGCCTTGCGGCTCGCCTCGACTTCCTTGACCGGGTCCACCCAGCCCCAGCCGCCGCCGATCCAAAGCGCGCGCGTGTACTCGTGGCGGTAGCGGTAGAAGTCGTTGGCGTCGAACTCCCCGCGCAGGAAGGCCTCCTCCAGCACCAGGTCCCAGATCGGCTGGCAGAACCGCCGGCTGAACCACGAGCGCCAGTTGGTGAACATGCGCCGGCCTTCGAGCAGCGCGGCGCGCGCGGAGCTGTAGTTGGTCTTGCTGAAGTCCTTGACCAGAAGCTCGTAGGGCAGGCCGATCGAGGTGCCGACCAAACGCAGCACGGTCTCGATGAAGGACGGGAAGGCGTCCCCGGGGCGCTTGGGGTCGACCGCGTTGATGGACTCGCCCGGGTTGAGATAGGAGACCATGCCCGGCTCGATCCCCTGGATGCGCGCGCCGGTGCCGGTCTCGGTGCTGGAGCTCATGTTGCTCGCCGAGAACATGGCGTCCTGCTTGGTGATGAAAATGGCGAGGCAGGCCGCCACGCGCG